TCTTTTTCCCAAGCAACACGCTTCAGAGCAGTGCTAGTCGTGGTGTCCAAACCAGACGCAACAGAAACAGGAACGGCATCCTGAAGATCCTGATCGCGATACCACTCATTGTAGATAAGGCCATAAGCACGAAACGGCAAAGCCGACACTTCAATATTAGGAAATTCAGTGGGGCAACCGAGATAATCAGCAAGAGAACCGACTTCAGGAGACAGTTCCATCACGGGGAAATCGGAGTCATCGTCACCGTCAGGACCACCGGTAATGAAATCTTCGAACTTATCCCAAGTCAGCCGATGGGGAACGAACCAGTGATGAATACGAACCTCGACCGGGTGCATCACGGGAGCAAGCAACGGAGACATACGAACGAGAGCAGATGTTGCCTGCTGAACAGAGTCACCAGGCAGTACTTCGGTCAGGCCGACCGGAACGAGATCACCCATATTCATGGACAACAGGTTGTAATGAGAGAGTGAATGCTTAGCGCGTTTCATATCTTTTTCCTTGAAGAAAAGATTTTTTGCCTCGACTCCTGGTTACGGAGTTTTTGGCGATTGAGATGGGTAAGGTATTTCGATTTCGCAGAGTGGTCACGAAGGCCCTTACTCTTATACACAGCCGACATTTCTTCGATTTTCTGCTGGAAGTGCGGCGAGCGTAAACCGGGGTTCGGGTATTCCAATTCATCGCGGAGTTTTTGCCTTAAATACCGACCAAGAGGAAGCGTCTTTTTTCCATGAGAAATAGACATAGGAACATCACCTGTCCGATAAATGTACTCTTGACCGAGAGGATCCCAAAAAGATTCGGCAACATCAGCCATAGCTTCAGCGCCAATTCCAGGACGCAAAGACATGCGAGCAAACTCAGGATAACGACCGTCTAAACGAGGATCATCAGCAGAGGTCATTTTCTTGGTGACATAACCAGCGATGTACTGGGCAGACTGTAAGGTCAGGGAACCAACATCAACGATTCCAAGACCCCATGAAGCAGTGATGGTATCAGCGCGGGAACTGCCGCACCCAAACAAAGCGAGGTGATAATGAGGACGAAAAGTTTCATCTCCATATTCTCCTACCGCATAATAGCGGATCTTATCAGGTGAAAGATTGAACCGAAGGCGCTTCAGAAAATCCTGAAGGTCCTTCGGAACGAGAGATCCAGACTCGGGTAAGTGCTCAGGAGCATACGTCAACGTGACGAAAGAATTTTCAGCATGGCGAGTAGCTTCAAGCATTATCCGATGAGTCCAGATACGGCGTCGATTGAGTCGGCAAGAAAGACACTGACCACAACCAAATTCAACCGAGCCTTTTACAAATGGTTTTGAGCAAATCACATACGATACCCAATGCGGAGCCGACCAAAGCGCCGGCGGCGACCGGCCATGCCACGACGGCCACGAAAATTGCGAAAACTACGACGACGACGGCGTCCATAAGCCATGACTAGTTCCTCTTAAAGGCCCGTCTACGGATATCACGATTCAGCTTAGTCATGACGTCGCGCTGACGGTTATGTTGACGAGTAAAAAACTGCTTGATTGCGGGGACATAACGTCCCCAGGCATTACGATACAAGATAAGCGGAGCGGAAACAAGCGAGCCAGCGGCTTCCAAGGATTCCGCAGCCTCTTGAGACGGCAAATCAATCTTGCCGGAACCAGAATCATAGGTAGTCCAAAGAGCAGACGCCGGACCCGCAGTAAGCTCAGGCTTACCCGGCTGTACCGATGTCAATTCTGCGGGGTTGTAGACAAAGGATCCTTGACTATTGGGAGCTCCAGCTGACCGTCCTGACATGCTTGGGAAGGGCGGGTTGGCATTGACTTGCGCACGCTTGAGTTGACTTGCCAGGAGAGCGTTCTCAAGCTCCGCACGCTGCATATCGGCACCATGACGTTCACGAGCCATACGAAGGTTCTCATACTGCGCCGTACGATTGATCGCTTCGGCTTCGAGCCTTTCGGAGCGATCCCTGGTTGCATTGAGAGAACGGGAAATATCCTGTCCAGCTTGCGCGAGTCCATCGCCGAGACCAGAGCCACCAACAGATACGGGCGCGTACGGAACAGTTTGCGCACCAAGAGCGGCCAACGGATGCAGACCAGCAGCCTTGGCGTCTGCGACTTTCCAGCGGATGCCATGTTGGGCGAATTCTCGTTGAGCTTCGAGGTTCGCTTGCTGCTGAGATTTTGCTGATTTGTCACCTAAAATTCCTCCGATAATTGACGTTCCAGCGGAGAGAATGTCACCGCCACTAATGCCTTTTACAAGGCCACCTACAGCCTTACCAATTGAAGAAAAGAATCCCATGCTTAGCTCCTGCAAGAAACTTGGGAATTACGATTAAAACGAGGACGGCGGACTTTGCCGCCAGCCTTACCGAGAGCGTGGATAATCTGGCGCCGCACTTGTCGGCGGACGCACAAAACAACACGCGTGGCGTCCCGAAACGCCACTTTATGATACGGGAAGGTTACAGGGCCGCCAACAGGGCGGGCGGGGGTTGCCACCTTAAGACGCGCAGATGCGCCGCCAAGGCGGCGCAGAGGCTTAGATAGGGGGGCAGGATGCCATTGCCGGAAATCCTGATGCTCCAGCAATGGCAAAGGGACAGACCGCCGAATGGGACGTATAGGCAGGTCATGCACGCGATGCCGCGTAGCGACGTTGGTGATGTCGCGCCTGACCTGTCTTTCAGTACCAGTCATTGATCTATTTCGGCGTCGGGCCATTTCATGTCCTTCTGTCACCTAGCACAGTACACATCAAGGGCGTGTACTGTGCGGGGGGGTTATTCCGCGTCCGACTTCCCGGCGTCGCCGGGAGATTCGGGCGCGGGTTCGGGATCGCGCTGAACGGGTAAGTCCTCCTTAAACGCTGTCTGCTGAGGGGCGACTTCAGGATCGAACATCATCTCATAGGGAGATTCGGGATCATAATCATCGCCAACGTCGAAATCGTCGGCTTCTTCGAATGTCTCATGACCTTGCTCTTCAGCACGCAATGAGAGTTCCTGGCGAATCAGCGCCCGGATATCGTCATCACGCGAGGAGCGGGATCGCAGATGCTTGAGAGGGATTGCCCGCGGGGTTTGATCGAGAACCTCGCGGCCATGTTCGTCGAGCTTTGCCATTGTGATATCTCCTTAGAAAATGAAGGACGAGCCAGTCTTGGCAACAAGACGGCGGGCCTGAATTGAGTGATTGACCATAACGTACAGCGAATCCTGTGTCTGTTCGGCAAAAATACGTTTAGTCGGATTGGCCTCAACAAAGTCACCGTTGAGGGCGGGTTTGTTTGCAAAGGATCGGGCCAGATGCCAAAAATCGAGCATTTGGGTGCGGAACTCGCCGGAAACGCGAGACTCACTGCGACGATAATCATCGTAGCGATCTTGATAACCGAACACTTCATTCTCGGGAGCGCCTGCATAAACCTCACGCGTGTAAACCTCCTGCTGGCCGATGTGTTGCAGTTCCTTCTGGAAGAAATCCTCCTTAGTCCGGCGAAGCCATGTACGCGGAAGGCCTTGCGTGTAAATGGTTTTGGGCTTAACACTCATCATTGTGATGATATAGCCGTGCTCTTCGATAAACCTTCGATAACGATTGCTACGGAGAGCTCCGATTCCGTGACCGTATAATCCACCAACACCGTCGCCTCCGGGGGCAGTTTGAAGGACTTCAGAGAATTGGATAGTTTGGCGACCGCCTCCGAGGTATTCCGGTCTTTGAAGGCGCGCATCCGATGAACGGACGCCAAGATATCGTAGATATTCAGTATATCGGGATCCATAACGAGCGCGAGCCTCCTGGTAACGTTGAATCGCCATGGCCTCACGAAGGTCATTGACATTAAGAGCAGATACACCGGAAAGATCAGCCTGCAAGCGCCCGGCGAGCGCATTGATATTCAGATCAGCACGGATACGCAACGGATCACCAGATTCGGCTTCAGGGATATTATTATTCCATGAGACGGTAGCTCCGGATCCTTGACCACCACCGACGATCATATCGCGATGCTGCACACCACCAGTCTGTGGAGTGAAAGAAACCTCATCCGAATACACAGACATATTGCCGCCGTGACCAGGACGAGGACTAATTGGCGCATTACCAGACAATCCAAGATCCACCGAAGGACCTTTTTGTTCCCAAGGGCGGGCGGAAGTGAAATAATCTTTTTCCCAAGCAACACGCTTCAGAGCAGTGCTAGTCGTGGTGTCCAAACCAGACGCAACAGAAACAGGAACGGCATCCTGAAGATCCTGATCGCGA